GCACATTCTGATAGGATGTCAAGCTAAAAATGATATTTATCAAAACTTTTTTTTGATACTCATTAATCACTGACATAAGTATAATAGCACTTGTCAACCACTATGTCAAGGGTTAATTTCATATAAATATAAATAATATTCATTAGTTCTGATAATATAATATTTTTATAAATAAATAGCTTTATATACTATAATAATGGATAGTTGGGGTCAAATACTACGGCAACGAGTCGAGGATAAGATGAGTCTAATCAAAAAGTTATCTGCAATATCAGTTGCAGCTTTGATTATGTTGACTAGCCATACTGCTCTAGCAGATCCAGTTCCTAACGATGCTGATGGATTATATGATAGTTCAAGTGTAGTAGACACTAATAATAATACGACATCTACAAGTACGGTTACTTCTACCAATACTAATAATAACACTACAGCTATTACATCAACAAACACCAACACTAACACAAACACGAATACGAATACTAACGCAAACACCAATACTAACAATAATACTAGTACCAGCACCAGTACAAATACCAATAATAATGTATTGTCTGGTGGAACTACTAACACCAACACCAATACTAACAATAACGTTGTATCGGGTGGAACGACTAATACTAATACAAATAATAACGTTGTATCTGGTGGTACCACTAACACTAATACTAACAATAATGTTACGTCTGGTGGATTAAATAACACAAACACCAATACCAATACTAATACAAGTACTATTGATAGTACAAGTACTAATAATAATAACAACGTTAACACAAACACTAGCGCCATAGATCAAACGGTTAATTCGACTTCTAATAGTGATATAGATCAAACAGTTACTAGTACTAGTGACAATAAAAATGCTAATACAAACACTAATTCCAATACTAATAAGAATGATAGTACTAATAAGAATACTAATGATAATAATACAAAGGTTGATAGTAAAAGTAGCAACAAGAATGTTAATACTAACAACAGCAATATCACACAAAAGATAATTTCGCCACCCCCAACAGCTATTGCGCCAACAGTTAATGCTGGCGGTATAGATACTTGTACGACCAGTATGAGTGGTGCTGTACAAACTCAGATATTAGGTATGGCCGGTGGTACTCATATTAGAGATCTCAATTGTGAGAGACTAAAGAATGCTAAAACTCTTTATAATATGGGTATGAAGGTAGCAGCCGTTTCAATGATGTGTCAAGATGGTCAGGTTTGGAGAGCAATGCTAATGGCCGGAACACCTTGTCCCTTTAATGGTATGATTGGTGAAGAAGCCAAAGCAGCATGGATTGCCCATCCTGAGTTAACACCCATCATTATCGAAGAAGAGAATGCAAGGAATGATACAATCAAAAGTGCTGTTATGGGCTTTAGTGGCATTGCTTTATTGCTTTTGCTTCTCTAATTCATACGCACAAAACTTAAACACTGGTACAGCTTGCCCGAACCTATATTCTGGTTCAACGCAACAGTATACGGTGCCTTCTGGCGTAACCTATTCGTCGGGTGTTATCTGTAATGAAACATCAATAGAGGATCTTCTTGGCTCTTCTATCCTTACTATAGATATTCCTAATGACTCTAATGGCAACCCTATCGGTGCGTATAATGTAGATACTGATACTTTTACTTTCAATAGTAATAGTGCTAATGTTGCACAAACAGCTACTTTTGCTATCAATGCAGCACTGCAAGCGGCCGGGATTGGTATACAGTTTAGAGGGTTTAAATACGAATGGGAAATGATTAAACCAACTGCTAGTTCTATCTTTACAATTGGTGTGAAGATTTATAGTAATACTAATGAAGGAATAGCGGGCGCCGGTTTAGTATATTCAAGTTCACATAATTATACTGGTACAGCATTTTCTGATTGGACTTCTAGAAATAGTGGTGGTGCTGGTACTCCACCATTCAAATTCGTAGTAAAAGATGAATGGACAGTAGAAGCAAAACTGAATAGTGACTCTGATAATAACCAATTAAGAGGATTAAAGTATACTTGGACATATGAACCGGTTGTTGGTCATGAGAATGATTTTAGTACAACATATGTATACCCTGGTCAAGAAGCGGCCGAGCAATCTGATTTTGATTATCAATGCTCAATTAATCCTCAATTTAACCCTGGTTGTCCTGGCTATACTGATCCTAGTATAAACACTGGTGAAACTACTACCGCAGAATTAAATACGGAAGAAGACCAGATTGCTACTTCGGGTATAACATCCGAGATAAGTAATTCTGCACTACAATCTGGTACTAACATCGATGGTACATTGAATACAGAAGTTGTTGATCTTGGCGTGATGCCTGAAGATGCTCCTTTGATGGACGGCACTGAAATGGACTTACAAGGAACAGATAGTATTATACTAGATATAGATTCACTAGAAATCGGAACAATAAATGAGATAACGGATATCACCAGTATGCTGTTAATAACACAAGAAGTAGATATGAATGATTCTATAATAGACCTGACTGTACCACCTGGCGAGACTTTGAATCAATTAAATATAGAATGTCCTGATTGTGTTAATTTAGAAATTCTTGATATGCCAATGCCAATGATGGAAGAAATTCCTATGTTAGAAGAAATGATTACTGCCTTACCAGATATAAAAGAACTAGGACTTTCCTCTATTATATTGCCGGCAGCAGGTGGTCCATCTATGCTACCAGAGATATCTGAACAAGGTGAAGTATCTACATCTCTTACGGGAAAATTATCTACGGTGCCTGATCTTATTGAGTTAGAATTAGAATCTACTGCTCCTCCAGTACTTAATATAGCAGGACCATCTATTGAGCCAGGACCAGCAGCGGTATCTGTTACTGGAACAATTTCTCCTACTGCGTCTCTTCCACGGGCTTTAACAAGTATACAACGTGACGCATTATCAGTAGCTTCTACTACTACATCAGCAGCTATTAATATTACATCTATACAATCTCGGGCAAGTATAACCAGTGGAGATAGTCAGGTAGCTTACAGTTCATCATCTGATGCATCTGGAACAAGTTCTAATAGTGGTAGTGATGGTGGTTTTAATATAGTTCAGAACAATGATGGTTCATCTAGTAGTAATGACAATCAAGCCGGAAATCAACAACAAAGTTCACAGAGTAGTGGCCAAGGTAGTAGTTTCACCAACGGAGATAGTAATAGTAATTCTAATAATGATCCCTCTTCTAGAAATACCGGTTCTAATAATTTTGGTACATTATCAGATGGTAATATAAATATAAATTCAATAGCATCTGATAGTAGTATAGCATCATTAAATCAATCGGGCCCACAAGGGGTATTCAGTACAGAAGATACAGGTGGTGCATCGAATGTTAATGAAGATCAATTAGCTATTGGTAATACTTCTGTTTCATATGAAGAGTCTAACGAAATAATGTTTGGTGCCGTAGTTATACCACAATTAGATTTTACTATAAGAGAAATGATAGATAGTATTATTAAACGTATATTTGCCGACGCGGGTATGATTTCAGATACTAAATTGGATGAAGTATCAGAATCAGAACTTAAACAACAACAGAATATAGAAGATAACTTAGTGAAGGATGCATTGGGTGGTGTTACAACAGAAGATGCTCAAGCGGCTCTACTTGGTTATAATCCATTATTCAGATCTTATGTTGTACCACAGATATATGATCAAGTAGTATCACTATATGAAACCAAAGACATATATCCCGATCAAACAACATATGATAATCCACATGCAAGATTCTTCAACGGAGCCAGCGATGTACTACATCGTCGTATGGTTAGACAACAATACGGAGATAAGTAATGACTGATCAAGAATTAAATATTGGTGGTGTAAAAGTAAAAGCTGGGGGAAAAGCAGGAAAGATCTTCCTATATGCAACTTTAGCCACATCAATCGTAGGAGGGTTATATGGAGGCTTTGAAGTATATAAAGACTACCAAGACATGAAGGCCAAAATTGAAAGTTATGTCGCTCCTGATCTTTCATCGATGAGAGAGAAAATTGCAGTAATGGAAGAGCAAGTAGTGAGTGCCCAAGGATATACTAGAGACATTAAAATAGATCTTAAAAAAGATATACAGAGAATAGAGTTGAGAACTGAATCTACAGAACGTAGGGTTAAAGACACTCAACATGCAACCGATTCTACTTTGCGTGAAGTAGAAATTGTAAACCGCGAGTCTGAAAAAGATACCCGTGATCGTATGCGCGAAGCCGAAGATCGGATAGAAGCTTCTATGGCGAGATTAGAAAAGAAACTTAAAGAACAATTAGAAGAAGCACTAACCAATCCATTAAATAATATGAATAAGTAATTAATCTATTGTGATTCCACTGTTGGGAGAATGATTTCTTCTTTTTCATGTTCGATAATAGACCGAAGCAATCCTTCCCATTCTTGAATTCGTAAATCCCAACTATAGAAAGTGTTAGTATACAATCGTTGGAATTCTAACTTAGTCTGCATATCATTTTCCCAAAAACCTTCAATTGCAGCATCTAATACTTGATAAAACATATGAGCATGTTGCATCTTATCTTCATCATAAGGATACATTAAAGCAAAGTTGGAAGTAGTTTCGGGCAAGGCAGCTAATGAAGGACATACAATAGCACAACCAGCACTCATAGCTTCAATAGCAGCTAGACAAGAAGTTTCTTGCCATGTGCATGGATATGCAAAGATATGTGAATTCTCTAGTGCTTTTCGTACTTCTTTATTTGATACAGATCCGTGGTAAGTAATATTATCATGATCACGGCATCGATCAAAAATAGTTTTATATTCTTCGTCTCGTTGTTCCCAGCCATAGATCTTAAAAGAAGAGTATACGTCTAGATGGATTCTATCGCCCCATTTCTCAACCATTTTCTCAAAAACAGCCACGAGAACATCGAGGCCACGATGGGGAGTGGTATGATAGATGAGGCGTATTGGACCGTCCTTTGGTTTTGTATGATTAGGAATTGGTACAATAGCATTCTTTAAAACAATTGACTCACTATATGGAATACTTAGCATCTTATGATAAGTGGCAAACTGCCAGTGGGAAACGAATACAAGTTTCTTGAATTTATTTCTATTTAAGGGATTGCGAAGATGTTCTGATTCAGGATCTTCTGCTAGATCATGTAGCCAGAGAACGGGAATCTTGTCGGGATCAAGAGAACGAACCCTTGAAGGAATGATTTGAAATTTGTCTCGAATATCTTCAGGCAATTGTTCATGCAATGCTTTCTGCATCATTTCTGTGCCGCCCATGGCGTTCACATTCATTTCATTCCGTTCGATATCATTTTCATTCATAACAATTTTCAATGACATATCTATATCCACCCTAACATTAATTTTGTTTCTTCAGGTACTGAGTCCATTGTAAATGGAGGATCAAATGTTGTTATTACATCTACTGTTTCAGCACCGGCATCTATACAAGCTTTCTCAATCATTACAATAATCTCATCTGCGAACCCGCACCATGCACTAGTTAGCGTATGAGTTACTGTAACTTTGGGAAAGTGATCTATATCTATATCGTATATTAAACCAAGGTCATACACATTCACTGCGATTTCTGGATCATATACTTTTCGTAGCTGCTCAATTATTAAGTTTTTCACTTGTATCCTTCTTTCGAGGAATATATACTTCATCAATAAAATCTGTAATAGGAGTAGGACAGATCTCTCGCACAACTTCTGTGTGGCCGTGGTCTACCGTCTCTAGATCTTTAAATACTTCGATCATATTCTTTCGAGGAACATATATTTCATCAATAAAATCTGTTTTATCTGACATATTACTTTACCTATAAGTTGTTAAATTTTCCCAAGACTGTAATGAATCCCATCGAAATGATCTCCATCCACTATCTAATTCATATACTGGTAAAACTTCTGCACTCTTTTTTAAGTTAGCTCCTTTAGGCATATTTATACTAGGAATTAAAGATTCTTTTAGGGTACACTTCATAGTGCGTGTTTCCCCATTCACTTTAGTAAACACAATTTCGACTGGGCCGTCTCGTAAGGCAGCGCCGATTAGATCACGATTAAATTCTTCTGACATAAATCTCTCCTATTCAAAACTAGTATGATTTTAATTAACTATTACTGAAAGTATGGTCAATAATAGTATTGTACCTAGCACATAGTAGTGGCCACCGTAAACAAAAAATCTTGCTTGTAATTCGACAAGAAAATCAAACATTTTCGTCTATCTATCCAAAACTAGTATGGTTTTCAACATAATCTGCTAAATCATCATAACCACCAATATGTACTCCATCAAAGAAAATCTGTGGTACAGTCTTAACCCCAGGTAATCTTTCTCTCAAATCTTTCTTATATTCACTACGAATTTCGATATTATATTCTACTAGTTCTTCAAACATACCCGTTTCAATGTAGGTGTTAATTAAAGATTTAGCTTTAGTACAATAACCACAAAAATCTTGAGTGAACATTTCTACTTTTTTCATTTCTCTCCACCGGCAAGACTCATTCGATAAGAGGCTTTTGGATCTCCGTATAGATCATTAGCACGAATTCGAATAAACTTCTTGTTAGTTTCCGCCGTATTGGGATTAGTGATAGTTACCCATGGATTCTTTAATGATTGCCAGGCTTTCATAATATCAGGCAAACGGTCTAACCGAGTACGATCACCCCTTACTGATTTCGTAATAGAACGTTTAACATTGGGTCGTTCGCCGTTAGAAACATTACCACTACTCTTTGCCATTTTATACTCCTATATGTTTTTTAATACGTTCTTGATTCAAGGATCTTAGTTTCTCTTCCCAAATAGCTATATTCTTTCTGTAATATATATCTGCATATACCCACCCAGATTCTAGTAATTTTTCAAACTCATCTTGTTTAGCCCAATAGATCGAATGGTCGTTATAGGGATCTATAAGTGGGATCATCGATCCAGTTTGGTGCTTGGCGTTTTGTCCATTTTGCAAATCCACTTTTTTCACCAATATAGTATCTCCGGTAAGCATCTACATAATGTGAACTTTTATATTTATCGGGCATAGTTTGTGGTATTGATGTTAAATTACCTCGACGTATATTAACTGGTATATAAGATAGTATACTCCTTAACCTATCATCTGTCAAGTGAATTTTATTGTATCGTTCAGTATATTCATTACATAGACCTTCAAAATGAGAAAACAACCAAATATAATTACTAGTAGATTCTCGGGCCCAGGCCGCAGATGGATGATTGACGTGAGTAGCTTTATATAACTGAGACTCCATAGCATTGGTTAGACGCCATCGCTGAATATTCCTACCGTTAGAAGTCTTATCTGTATACGATTCTCCATCTAATACTCTATGTGCAGTAGATAGCAATTGAGCCGTTTCTACAATCATTTTAACAACGTGTTTATCACACATCATTTGTGCTGATTCAAATGGGTCAGATGATAACGCAAAAATATTCATTACACACCATCCAGCAAGATATAATTATAGATCTCTTCCCAGTTCTTTAAGATTGGAAAATCTACCTTCTCATTCATATTAAATGCGTGTTCCATCAGTAAAGGCCTCATACCAACTGCTAGACCATCATTAGCATTCTGTAATTTATCTTCTACCCAGAAATAATTAGAGTCTTCATAATATTTCTTCAGATAACCATCTTTATTAGCACCAGTAGGAAGACATTTGATATTACGGAAAACATTCTCGCCAAAAATCTTCGCTAGATTACGTTCACGTAACTTAGCAGCATACTTACTCTTGCTAAGGCTTGTCACCACATCAAATACGTACCCATGCTTTTCATGCAGTAACTTAACATAATAAGCAGCGTCACGGAGTGCAGGTAGAAAGCCAATAGCAGCCGATTGATTAAATTCTTTTACTAAAGCCCGACCCTTATCAGTCGTAATACCATATCGAGCACCAATATGATACTCACCTTCAGTGCCCGGTAATTTATAGAAACCCTTTTCATTAATCCAACAATCAAAGGCGTACTCCCAATTTAGAAGTACGCCATCACAATCAACTACAATTACTTTTTTCATTTCACTCCTCTTACACCAAAACCAGCAATCAACGCCATACTCATCAAGACACCAAACACATAAAATTCAAACATTGCTTCTCTCTTTCATCATCATTCAGTATATACATTATAGCAAAAGACAGAGGGTTTGTCAAGGGCTAATTTCAATAATAACTATTTTTTTAATTTCAGCGATAGGGTCTCGGCGCATAATATCCACGTCCAGGCCAGGAATCTATGGGGACATAGTGACATGCAATACGTGGGCGATATCCATTCGGCGTCCAATCGGCTCCGTAAGTCATACATTTTTTAACATAACGTGGACGATATGGGCGCCGGGGCCCCTCAATACGTGGGCGATCGATAGGGAGATAACGCCGTGGCAGACGCCGTGGTCGGTCGGACCAGCGGCGTTGGTCCCGGTACTGAGGGAGACTATAATCTTGAGTGGTACCCAAAATAGTTCCAAGCACTGTACCAATCACCAAAGGTCCTACCCAATCGTTTCGCTGATTACGGGCCTCGGCGGCACTAGCAGATGTAAGCATCATCCCGCCGACCGCAATTCCAATTAAAAGTTTCTTCATAGTGAGTCCTTTAATTCTTTCTTTATGTTATTTATGCTTTAGGCATCGGCTGCGTGATATCTCCCAAGACACAAGAGACCCGAGCATATGGATACTCTCGTTGAATGTTAGGGACAACTTCGCGGCATTGTTCGATTGTTGTTATTCCATATAGCTCTTCGGCATCCAGAGTCATCTCGACTCCGGTGAATAGAATAAGGATTAGAATCTTTGTCATCCCGCTTCCATCCGCCCGGCCGTTTTCGCCGCCATCGGGCTAACATACCCCTTGGCGTTTAGAATTCCCAAAGGTGTCTCACCCTTGAAGATACGAGCAAAATACTCGTCTGGAGTGATGTTAGCTTTCAAAAACTTAATGAAAGCAGCTTTGCCGCCCCGCTTGAAACGGGCGACGAAGAATCTCTCACCACGATAGTGGTAGAAAACATACTCGCCGCAGTCTTCAAATTTGCTAGGAGTGAACATATTCATGTCTCTTTTCACTGTTTCAGTATAGTTATTATAGCAAAGAACGAAGGGTTTGTCAAGTGTTATTTTCAATAATCTTCGTTTCGAAACAAAAAATCTTCAAACTTCGTCTTCGCGGTCTCATCAACGAATCGCACGGAAACTAGAACTCGATTCAAAGTGAGATTCTTGATCTTACGAATGGTGAAGTTGAACGTCTTGGTGAACAAGATCACATTGTTGTTGAAAGTAGGGGCATCTAACGTGTAGCTGGCTGGGACTGACATTGTGCTGATCTCTTTCTCTGTTTCAGTATAGTTATTATAGCAAAGAATGAAGGAAGAGTCAACCGTTAATTTCAATAATCTTCAACTTTTTTAAACGTCTCAGAGTTTTCTGTATCATAATAAGTATGATACCAATGATCTAAAAATCTCTTATATCGATTGATATTAACTAGATCGGCTGTGTTATAAGCACCAGATAAGACATCATAATAATTCTTATTATTAGCATTATATGTGACTTGATCGTAATCAGCGCGGCCAAACGTCACCACCTGTTTGCCATGTAGAATGGCTTCTAATCCTACACCACTGTTCACCGTCACTACCATCTTAGCGTTCTCAATCAAATCATGAATGCTATAATCATCCACCCAAATATGAGAATGTCGATTAGCAACCTCTTTAATAGAAGCCATAGAACCGGGGTTGACAGGATGACCCTTAATGACAACATGTTTACCCGTGCCTGATGCCCATTTCAAAACACACTCCAAAGTTTCCTCTACTGAGATAGAGCTATGATATTTGATAGTCTCATCATGTGGGATTTGACAAGGAAAGAAAATATAATCGTACAGACGGCGTTTATGACCATCATTCTGTACATAATTCAATAGGAGAGGTTTCCTTTCTGGTTGTTCGAACTTAGAAGTGTTACTAAGAATTCTTTTAGCCATAGAATCATAGACATCAGATTTGCCTTGATCAAGTGTAGTAAAATTATTTAGAGGATAAGATTTAGCAGTAGCACCCCAACCGTAAGGATCAATAGAAAAAATGGTAGGGATTACCATCTGCATATAATAGCGAATACGATCATCTAGAAGCCAGTTTTCTCGCATCTTATGTGGAATATAAATCATATCAGCGTCTGGGCTATTCTCTTTAACACGTTCTGGTGTAATCTGCCAAAGAGGTAGTTCGAAAATTTTAGTTTGATGGCCCTTACCAATATGTGTCACATTCAGCATTTCGATAAAATTCAACCAATGTTTCCTGATAGGTGCAATGGGTCCTCGTTCTACAGGCACTGGCCCTTCTTTAAACATTACATCCATTCTAGGCATATAGATATCAACTTGCACGATCACGCTCCTCTAGATAATTTGTTTGTGTTTTCCGCGAACCTTTGCCGGTCCAGATAACACCTTCTTCTGTGAATTCCCAATCAATATACTTCTGCGGCATCTCCTTAAAACGTAAGCCAAGATTATTTGATCGAAAGTGTTCATGTACTTCCCACAAAGCTACTTGATCAACAAACCAAACTAACCCGTAATGTTCTATCTGTCTCTTTACAAACTCCATGAATATTCTTGCTTTTTGTGTTAAGTATACTGCACCAGCACCGACGTGAGTACCGGTGTTCTCCCAACCAACAGTACCAGGCAAAGGGTCTCTCAAGTATAGAGAGTAATCCGCACCAGCAAAATCTTCCCAAACAATAGGCTTACGTAAGAAACAATCAATATCTGTAATTAATATTGCTTCAGCCTTTAGTAACAATTCAGAGGCTTTGATAAATCGATTACAAGAATAGAATGTTCTATCTGTTATATTAGATTTAGTATATGTAATCTTATAACTATCATCATCATGTAACATACGAAGTAGATTTAAAGGTTTGATTGCTTTTCCAGATAACAATAGTAAATCGCTATCTGGGTTAATGATATCTACCCATGGAAATACCCCTTGATTGATAGCACTATTGATAAACTGAACACCATGCTCAACAAAATACTTTTCATCACAACTAGCAAACAGATATTTCATAGAATGTCAGACCAGTACTTGATCATCTCATCAAGCATAGTCTCAAAAGTATATGTGGGTTCCCAATTCAGAACTTTACGAGTATTGCTTGAATCACCACAAAGATACTTCAGTTCTTCTGGCCGCATATACTTTGGATTTTGAACTACGTAATCTTTATAATTCATATCTAAACTAGAAAACACATAGTCACACATCTCTCTAACTGAATATGATTTGCCTGTAGAAACAATCCAATCATCAGCTACATCGTGATTAACAATTTTATGCATAGCACGGACATAATCATAACTATGTCCCCAATCACGACTACTATCCATATTGCCCATTTCAAGTTTATCCATAAAGCCTTTAGCAATCATTACAGCATTCTTCACAACCTTGTTAGTTACAAAGTTTGTACCCCTACGAGGCGATTCGTGATTGAATAGGACGCCATTTGAAGTCTGTAATTTGTATGCGTGACGATAGTGTCGAGTTAAATTGTATCCCAAAACTTTAGCACAACCATACGGGCTAACTGGGTTCATAGGTGTAGTTAGTCGTTGAAATCCATCATCGTCTACTGTATTACCAAACATTTCACTAGATGATGCTTGATAGAACTTAGCTTCAGGTACTACATTCTTATATACTTCTAGCATATTAAGAACACCCAAGGCGTTTGTTTTAAGAGTAAATGATGGGATATCACTACTAATTCGTACTTGACTCATTGCGGCCAGATTATAGATTTCATCTGGTTTAACTTTATTCATAATCTTATACAAGGAATGCTCATCTAAGAGATCTCCATAATAAGTATTAATTTTATCATTAGTGTCTTTTAGTCTTGCACTTTGATTTTCTGCTACACTATGGCGTCTAACCACACCATGAACTTCATAGCCCAATTCTAATAGATATTCAGTTAGATAAGAACCATCTTGACCACTGATACCTGTTATTAGAGCCACTTTCGCCTTTACCATTTAGAAACCTCGCTTTCGATACATCAGGATAATTACGCCAATCACCACTATCTTCGTTCTCTTCTGGTATCTGATCCATTAAAATAATACCACGGGCTGCATCTTCTGGTGTCATATAATAATGCCACCCCATATATTCGAAGGAATCTTCATCATACTTTCCATCTAAATTCCTTCCATCATACCTTACCTTCTTAATATACTCGTAATCGCTCTCTGTGTCAAGTAAAATCATACCTCCTTTGCCAATTGGTACTCTTTTTTTCAACTGAAACGATACGATATGATAACCACCCTTATACATCCCTTTATTCCAGCGTGTAGCACCATCCCATACGTTATATGGTTTCAACTGATATATTCCAGACCATTCACGTTCTTCAAATTGTAGATTAAACCCAGCCTGTAAGATTTGCATAGGAATTGAAACATATGTGTGATTAGGGATAGTAATATCTGCTAGAGATTTATGATGTCTGTTTCTTTTTAAGCACTGTAGAGCCAAAAAGATACCATGAGAACAACAGTCAATAGCAACGGCATATCGGCTACCAGCAAACTTTGCCACCTTTTTTTCAAACATATCAACAACATCTCTAGGGTCTTTCCAATCATATCCTAACTCCCTGACTTGATCCAATTCTGGTCTTTGAAATTCTTTAGGCAATTGACCAATAGGCCATGAATTATATTCTGTCATTGATTTCTTCCATTACGAATTCATAACCATGTAAGATAATCTTAGGTCTGAATTCTGGTGTATAAGTAGAACGAATAATACTTTTCAAATGTTCTTCAGAACAATCTAATGGTATTACTTGTAGATCGTCGATTTGTTTCATTTTATTAGCTTTCCCAGTCCACATATAATTTTCATTTTGTTCTAGTTTCATGGTAATATATTCTGCTTCATCTAATCCCATACAGAAATCGGAAAACAACTTTAGTAGATTTTCTTCTGTTTTTTCCCATAAACTATCAACATTATCACTACTATCTATGTCAAAATATCTAACGTCTAATATTCGGCCGTTATCTATAATAGGCGTTATTAGATGAGCCGTAACACCAAATTCTGTTTTATTATGATGGAGCGCAAGATTTACACTTCCCCGCCCAGGATATTCTGGTGGACCAGTATGAAAATTTATTGCTCCTATTTTAACACTATCAATTTCTTCTTTAGATAAAATATTATATGTTCTATAACAAATGATATAATCAGGATAGGTATAATCATTATTTACTAATTCGTGTCCGTAAGTTTTAAGAATGTTTCTTGTCTTTTGATTACTAGTATATAGTTTTATTTTCAAGATATGCATACTCCAGATTATTAAACTCTTGTATAAAATATTCTACGGTATCCCAATCAGTACTACTTACCATATTATTGGGATCGTTTTTTAGAATATAAAATTTTGAGTTAGGATTGAAATAAGCGGCCGATAAGGTATATGTCGTAAACGATGATACTACTTTATTTTCTCCAGTAGCAAGGGCCAGCCAATCGTTTACCGACGTTTCATTATCACTCAATTTCCAATTAGTATTTGAACTAACCAATGATTCACAGAATGTACTATCATCACCTATAATATAACCACACTGTGATGAATCAAAATTATCCATATATTCTATATATTCTTTTCTAGAAATGAGTTGCCTATCTTTAGTCCTTGTATGTAATACATATTCTTTATTAAATGGTACAAAGGGATAAGATTTGAATTTCATAAGATCTATAATCGTTTCTCTGTACTTAACCATATTCATAGCAGACTTCATATTAAAACAATTAGATTTGTGTGTTCCTATTTTATTCTTGATAATAGGGAAAGGACTGAAATCAAATAGTGCAGATAAGAAATCTAAATCTACTATATGATTGCCAGGGTTAGTATAAAACCACTTGTCATAATTGCCGAAGTTAAGGGTAATCTCAAGTTTCTCATTTGTTAAACCTTTATTCAATGCGTCTGCATAGACATTAACAAATTGCAAAACTTGAGTACCAAGACCACCCCTTATATTATAATGATACATTACTCTAAGAAGACCTTATCTTTCTCTACACCTTGATATGGTCCAGTCTTATATTCATACACTTTAGCATCTTCTAAGATAGTATACGTATGACCACCCTCAAATGTCAAAGAAATATCACCGACTTCTAACTCATATTCTCCAAGCAAAGTATCATCAAGATCATAGAAATGTGCTTTGACACGACCTTCTAATACACACCAAGACTCTTGTGCGATAACTTCAGGCTCGGGTGCTTCTTTCCAGATATGCTTATGAGGCCGAAACGTTTTACCTGCTTCAAGCTTTAGGGCTGATACTTGAATGAATTGTTCCTCTGGTGCTACATCTTCGCGTGTAGCTGCTAGATCATCCTTATAGTAAATCATATGTAATAACTTATTTTCAACAATATTCGAATACACTCTTAACATCTTTCACTCCAATGGTAAATCTAATCTAATACTTCCATGAATAGCATTTCTAATATTTTCTTCGCTGGCATCTCCTCGACTATGAAATCCTGCTACATTAGCGATTACTAAGGTATCTTCATCTACTTCTACGGGTTCTAACACATGACCCATGTCAGCTAGTTCTTCTTCACTTACTCTAAACGAACCTTCCATATGGTCTTTGCCTCTCCACTCTTCATAACTCTTTTCACAACAATCTACGCTTTGTTTATAGTACCACATCTGTAGTGCTTCGTTTGCATAACAACTATTTTTAACATAACATAGTGGTCCATCATCTATAGTAACCTTTGCAGGAAACCACCAATACTTGATAGCAGGGAAATAGGTATCTAGATGAATTAGTTTTTGGTGGTCTTTTTCTAAGGGTTTGTTGTTTACTCTTTGAGCAAAAGTGTTATCTCGGTACTTTTTTTCTACTTCTCTTTCAGTACCACCAATTAGATCCCAGACGACAGGAAAGATTAATTCTGATAGTTTATGTAGTAGTCGGCCCTTACTTCTATTCTTCGCTATAATATTATCATCGTTTTTAGATACACTTAAAGGATATTCTTCAAACTCTTTACCGATACGTCTACTATCAACTTGGGAACCGACGAAATTCTTATAGATCACAATACCATTCTTAAAGTATTCTTCTTGTACTTCTGAACGAGCAGCCTTTTTATCATAATATTTACATTCACTCAATCGTTCAAAATGTTTAATTTCTGCTTGTAACTTACGATATAAGTGAAGCCCCTTCTTTGCCTTAATAACATCATTTAAAGGTGCTCTATCTAAGTTTTTATAAGAACTTTTATAGATCTTGTCCATCGGATTCATTCCACTTCTCCACCCTCGATTTAAAATACTTACCATTTATATTATCATTTATATAATCAGAAGACTCTAAAACATTTCTTTGGAACTGTATTTTAACTTCAGTATAATTCATCTCACCTTTAGTCTTATGTAAAGATAGTATTTCTCTTCTGAAATGCTCTTCGCCCAACTCTTTAACTAATGCTTTCAAGACTTCACTTGATCCATAATATTTTCGCCAATCACTCTCTATTTTAGATCGTCGTTTAGCGCCAGGTTTCTTTCGCATGAACCAAAATGTTTTACGACCTATGTATTTTCTACCACTATCATCAAGACAAGTTATACAATACACCATTCCGTAGTGTTTGTCAACCAAATTCTCATTAAATATTTCATCTTGATATATCCAAGGGTTAGTATACATTTATTCCCATTCAATGTCTTCGTCTGGCCACTCCTCAATTTCTTTAATATGAGTCACATCTTCCCCACAGAAGGGGCAAAATTCTACTATAGCTTCTTCTGTGTGCATAATATCAAATTCTACATCACACAATTTACATTCAATAGTTTCAACTGTCATATAACTTACTCCTTATAGAATCTCACATCCACCAGCAGTGCAATTCAATTCTTGACTTGCCGTCGTAGTATCAGAAAATTCATAGTTTTTAAGCAAATCCCACGAAACTTCTGAAGGCATCTGATCCGACATGATTTCATATTCTTCTTTACTACAATCTTGATATGGCGCTTGTCTATATATATGATCGCTGAAAGGTAAGAAAGAAACACCCGACATATAATCGAAATTATCATAACACCAAGAACCCACACGTAACCATTCTTCTTCCTTTACTGAAATAGTAACAGAAGGTTTATGTTCACACCAATGATCTTGATAAACTTTCCACAATTCTAATTGTTCAATAGCTGTCATATCACTACGAAAAATAGCATTCTTTGGTGACTTCATAGGAAAAGAAAAGATGGCAGTGTGATCTGGTTTCGTTACATCATCTTCACAAGGGAACCCCATATCACGCATCATCATCGTAAGAGGGTCTTTTTTATCTCCACGAACCGTCCGTATGTAGTAAGGATTATGTCGTGCATGTATGCCACTGGCAGCATCAACAAGTTGACTAACAGTGCCAGAAGGCTTGACACAAGTAACTGAAACCGACTGAGGGATCCCAATCTTTTCAGCCCACTCTTTATTTGTTTCAATTGCAACATTTTTCAGTGTCTCCAAAACCTCTCTAGTCTTGACATATCCCCGTGAACTATCGGTCTGGCTAGAAAGGCCTTTCAAGCTGCCGCCATTTTTACCATTCGTTAATACATTATCCATGATACCAGTTAATGATACACCAAGCAAACGTTCTTCAGCACAATTCTCTCTCCACTTCTTTGATAGATAACGAAAATTAGTAAGGGTAGATTGATATGTACCTAGAATAGTAGCAAGTCGCACCTTTCGCTTTAATGCTTCTAGATTATCACTATCACGAATAACAACTTCGCTTAGATTACAAAATTCGCGATCACGTAGGATAATCTCAGAACAAGGATTAGTTCCAAACTCATGATCTACATTCCGGCGACCTGTTTTTTCTACTTGTTTCTTAGCAGAAGAACGATTGAATAAACCACGCTCTCCAGACTTCGAATCATATAGAGCCTTCCATTCATCCATAAAGATACCGATGTCTGGACGTTCTGTATAACAAGCTGAATTGTTTGATAGGGCTCTTTGTGGATTGTGTTCCCACCATTGACCCGCCTTAGCATCTCTCATACGGTCATCATTTAAATTTGATAATGAAATAAGTGCTGATCTACGGACACCACCAACTACTACAATTTCTGCAATTTTACATACAATATCATGGCATTCTAATGAAGTCAATCTACGACCATGTGCATTCTTAAAAATGTTTACTACAAAATGAAATAGGTCTTCTAAGGGTTCTGGACCAGAGGCTCTACCACCAAAGGTCTTCAATACTGAACCAGCAGGCCGAACTTTAGATACATCCCAACTTGGGACTTGACCTTGATACAATAGAGCCATAAGTTCTTTTAATGATTTTGCCCAACCAATCTTTGAATCTGATACATTAATTACAATATCTGTATCATAGAAATCTTCTGCAATAATAGGCAACTTAGAAACATGTTGTCTTTCTACTGAGAAACCTACACCAGTACCATTCATAAGAATGTATAGAAGTTCATCGAATGCTTGTACTCGATCAATTGCTAGATACGAACAATTGTAACCAGCAACATTTTCTTTCTTTAGTGCTGGCCCAGCAGACATTAAACACCTCATGGAAGGCATTATTTCTTGATTTAGAACAGCATTTTCTAGTTCTTCTCGTTCTTCTTTAGTAATTGTGTAATCATGTTTTTCCTTGAGATCTTCTACGAAAAAATCAAAGTAACGAGCAACGGTTTCAGGATAAGTCTCTCTTCGATTTTCATCCCAGATATAACGGGAATATCTACTTAAATGTATAAACTGTTGATACTCTGTTGGAAGATGATTACTATTACTCATTTATTTTGTTCCTGACCCTCTACAACTGAAAATACCGAAGGAAACTCTTTACTTAAAATTTCCCAACAACTATCTGCGATTACACGATGTTCTTTTTGTGTGCCATTACCTCGTCTTAAACTACAATAATGTATCCAAGACCTCAACGATCCTTTCATATACATACAAGATTTAGTAAGACCTTCTGGTAGAATCTTTCTAGCTACTTCTTTAGCAATACCCATATTAAGAGCATGTTTGTAATGCTTCTTAGCTAGGATCAATACGTCTGTCTGCATATCTTCCCAGACATCTCTTGTTTCTTTGTCTACTGTCTCAATACTATTCTGTCTGTTTTTAGTATCTTGTAATCTTGCTTCTCCCCTAGTAAAATCGATTGCTTCTGCATAACGTTGACTAAATTCTTGAAAACTAAATGAGCGATGTCTCAGAATTTGACGACCAATATCTCTAGTACATACAATTTCAATAGTAGCATCTACCATTTCAAAGATAGACCAATGCGAATTACGAATACAATATTTTAATAGTTTAGCGCCTGTCTCCCTGTTGTTTTGATTGACTGGATTAGATACCCTAGCACAATAAGCAATAAGATCTTCCGGTGTTTCTAAAGTGACTCCATATCCCGCATTGTCTTCATAGGGTCTTGTAATAGATTTTAATTTAGTACTAAATTCATTTGTCTCATTCATATTTTATTTCACCTTTTGTTACTATTTTTCCTTCGATTTTTTCTTTTATTAGAACCGATTTTACGTCTACCCTTTCTGGGTCTATTCTTTGCTGGCCATGCCATTAACATTTCCTCCATTCGCTAAATGCATTATGTGCTTTTAATCCTGAGTATGAGTTACTATATATAATCTTCTCAACATCGTATCCTATCTTAATCATATCATTTACATCTTTACCGTATATACTGCTTTTCCAGATACATATAGTTCTACCATTCTTAATCATACGCTCCATCAATTTACATAGTTGTTTATTTCTCGGTTGATTATCAAAGACATATATGGTATTATCAGGTAGAATTTTAGTAGCTTTTTTCATATCACTACCACTAACGGCTACACAATTAGGCAAGAATAAACTATCAATAGGACCTTCTACACATATAATTTGTTTTTTAAAATTTACACGTTCATGACCAAATAACATAGGCTCATCTTCATCTAAACGAATAGTCATATAACGTAATTTATTATTGTCCATTGCTCTCATAGTAAAACCAATAGATTTGCCCTCTCTATTGAAAAACGGTAATACTATTCTTTGTTCATTCGTTTTAATTCTACCTTCATACTGTTCTAATACTTCTGTTATACGAGAAATGTCTTCGATATAATATATATACTTCAACATATCTTTTGGTATTTTACGACCTATACAGTATATCACACTCGGATGAGTTACATCTAGATCAGCAACACATTTAATAAAATCTGGTAATTCTGTAATAGATTTGGATTCGAATTTGGGAACAAAGTCAAAATTATTCTTCAACTTCTTTTCTATATTTTTGTTGCCAAACTTTTCTAGTGAGTATTGCCGATATAGCGTAGTATCAAGTTTTTCTATTAGTCTACCAAATCCAATGGACACACTACAGTTATGACATTTCATAACTAGACCGGCTTTAGATGTATAGAAATACCCTCTTGCTTTGTTTTTGTTTTTAGAACTATCTCCACACATAGGACAACGGAAGTTGGCCAAGAATGGATTATGACTCTTGACCTTGTACCGTTCAAGTTTTGATGAAAGCAAATTAGCGTATTTCGTATCAACCCAAAGCATTCTGTTCTCCTATTTAAGCTTAAATTATATAGCAAAAAGTAGGATATGTCAAGAAATATTTTTCAACATTTCTGTCATTTTTTACTTGACATAGGGGTTGACACGTGGTATTATTACTATGTAGTCAGAGTATAGAGTATACTAAGTATGATTAGAATAAGTCTTCAAAGGGTACTTTAGAGAGAAGGAAGCCCAATGCTACCGCCCCACCCATAACTAGATATCTCCACTTTTCTAATGCATCTACACGCCTCGACATTTCAGAAGCATGAACTCTTTGAGTTTTGTGTAAGTCTTTAATTTCTTCTAATATAGTATGATAGTGGCTATTGAATTCCTCATGTAGTTCATCTTTCATATCATCGATACGTTTATGAACTATTTCAATAGATTTTTCTTGAGTTTCTATTTTAGATTCCTGTACTGCTATGATTTTATCAAACTTATTCATTACATCGGTAATCTTTACAATAGTTGTGTCGTACTTCTCCAACATCTGTTGAAA